ACTACGTTATAAGTACGAAGGTGACGGACTAGGCCCTGGTGGCGTAGACGGTTCCGCCGCTTCCGCTGCAGCCAACACAGGTGGTCATACGGCCGCTAGTGATGGTGATGAGCTTGGTTACAACACCCTCGACACTCGCTTCACAGGTACCTCTTCCGCTAGATTGTCTGGTGGACCTGGACAGTGGACTCAAGCCGACGTTGATAAGGGCGTTGCACAGTTGCTCAAGAATTATGAGCTTACTAGCAAAATCCCTCAAGTCGTTGTTAGCTTTGAGAAGACCGCTGTTGAGGCTGGTACCCGCAGATTGGCCGCCCGTTGGTCAGTAGAGCTTGAGCAAGACCTCAAGAACATGAACGGCATTGACATCGACACTGAGTTGACAAACGCTATGAGCTATGAGCTCCAAGCTGAAATCGACCGTGAGATGATCATGCGCATGATTCAGGTCGCTCTTGACGCTGGTAACGGAACAGGCTTCTCTGTATGGAGCGCAGCTAGTGCTGACGGTCGTTGGATGGCCGAAAGAAACCGTGACTTCTACCAAAAACTCATTGTTGAGGCTAACAGAATTGCTGTACGTAACCGTCGTGGCGCTGCTAACTTTGTTGTAGCTACACCTCGTGTATGTGCGATTCTCGAAATGCTTCCTGAGTTCAATGCTATGCCTGTTAACGGTAACGTTAGCACCAACCCTGCGGTTGGAGTAGCTAAGGTAGGTAATGTCGGCGGTAGATTCAACGTTTATCGTGACACCCGTACTGAAGGTCAGTTCGAACAAGGTGATCGTGCAGCTCGTCTCGAGTACGCCCTCTTGGGCTACAAAGGACCTGAGTTCTACGACACTGGTATCGTATACTGTCCGTACATCCCTGTCATGGTACAACGTACTATCGGTCCAAACGACTTCGCCCCTCGCGTTGGCTTACTCACCCGTTATGGTGTAGTAGACAACATCTTTGGTGCGAAACTATACTACCACGTAGTCATTGTAACTGATCTAGGAACTGCATTTACACCTGGTAATCAATCTGTTTACCTCGGTTAATTGTAAATTCATATCGACAACAAAAACACAACCCGGTCTTCGGACCGGGTTCTTTTTTTCATTCAATATAAAAAAAGCCGGGGCCCGGAGACCCCGACTGCATTATTACTACTCCACCCTTTACTGCCTTGGCGTTTTCCTGAACGGAATTCCCATATCGATAAGTGTATTATCGAGAAGATCTACATGTGATACTCGAGTAGGATTAATATCAATACCGCCTCTACGAGCATATAAGCACGTGACCGCAAGTTTCTCAGGCCTATACAAGTCCCATAATCTCTTATAGAATGTCTCACAAATTTCTTCATGAAAGTGACATTCATCTCTATAAGATACAACATACTTAGCAAAGTCTTTATAATCTAATACACTCGAGCTTTCCATATAAACATATACATCGCCCCAGTCTGGCTGACTTGTAACTCTACAATTAGATTTAAGTAAACTACTATGAAGCTTTTGAGTAACTACATTACCATAGTCCTGCCTATGTTCTAATAACAACTCAGGTGTCTCAGTATACTTATTGAACTCGAGACTATCCATCATTTCTTTATCAGTCTCTACAGTATGATAATCATTAAAATAAGGTTCTATTTTAATATCATTAACATAATCCGGAGGGAAGATAGTTACACGAACATCAGTTTCAAGCAGTTCAGACAAATCTTCTTCAGCTCTATCAGTAACAATATCAATAGCTTCAGCTTGTGTATTACCAAGACGTGTCATATTAAAAGAGTTAAAATATAATTTAATAGACTTACTCTCAACAATATACTTGTTAGTTCCAGGATAAGCAATCTTAGCAATGCCTGTAACTGGCTGACCTTTCTTAGTTAAGCAAGAAATCTCATATGCATTCCAGATATCATAACCAACAAAAGGTGGTTCATCATCACTAATACCAAGATGCTTTCTATTACTCTGTCTCGGTTCACGTACGAGAATCGACGGATCGTACTGATCAGGATAATCAACAACCTGACCGAGTACCTTACTTACGTTGGAGTTATCTAGCGTTACACTCATATGTTTGCAAAGTCATTATAATGTCATTAAAACGTTTATCAACTGATCCTTCAAGATTAACTATCTTACCAGTAAAATTAATTCTATCATATCTTAACCGTTCAAGTTGACGCTTAAACAAATTATAAATTTCAGTCTGAAATCTAAAACTAGTACTTCTTTCTCCATCATCAACCATACTTACAGGTTCAGTATGAAAAACAATATCTAAATCTTTTATTAGCTCAATATATGCTCTATAAGCATAATCATGAGTATGATGATCTACCTTACCTTCTTTATACAACCAGTTTGTATATACTAAACCATCTATAATACATCTATCCATAATAACATCCTTTAGACGATTATTATTAATATGAGCATCTATAATAGCTCTTTGAGTACTATCATCTCCACCTTCATTAATAGTTAAACCTTTACGCGCAATCGGTCTAGTAACCTCAGTGACATACTCAAATTTATCTCCATACTTCTCTTGACATAATTTAAGTAAAGTACTCTTACCAGAACAACCTGTACCTGTAAAACTAATCTTCATTATATAAAATTAAAAATACGTAAAAACACAAGCAAACCTGTAGTAGCAGCAATTATTGAACCTATAGTTCTAATTACTTCTAACTTATGATTATGCCTATCAATAAATCTTTCTAATTGATCCCGATCACCGGCATCTTTCTTTAACCACTTTCACAACATATAACTATTTACCCCACTTTCCGTTAGATACAATCTGTGCAATTATACCATATACAGCTAAATCTTTAAATGCATCTTCTACAGGTTCATTTTGAGCAGTTGTTTTTCTTCGAAGCACTAAATTAAATAACCGCTGTACTTTATCATTAATCCTAATAATAATAGCAGTAATAGATAGATGCCTAGATTCAGGATCTTCCATATCCATACCCAAAGTAATATTATGCTGTCCGTAGTCGTGTTGCTTTTTGCAAAAAGTCTCATATTGCTCTTTCTGTATTCTTTTAAACTCTTTACAGGTCTCAGGAAAAGTATTTTCTATCTCATTTACAATCTTATCACTCATTACTAAATTTTTCCTTTAAAAATTCTATCCAAAGATTAGTCGATACCTCATGGAGTGTACTATATACCTCGTCAAGACTTTTACCTTCAATATCAACTTCACCTTCTTTTAATATTTTACCTGCATCTACTTCAGGTACTACTTCATGAATAACACTACCTGCAGTTTTATATTTTCCTTCAAATGCTCTCTCTTGAGGGTCTTTACCTTTTAGTTCAGGATACTTAGTAATAAGACCAGGATGACCATTATAGATTTCATACTTATCGCAAATCTCTTCTGGTACAATTCTTAACCAACCATGTAATGTTACTGTACTACCATCCCTAATAGCTTCATCATATCTATGCACAGGTGGTTTTTTCTCTACCATAAGCATGCGCTGTTTACCATTAAGTAATCTTTTTGTTAATTCTGAATTAATCTTATCAAAACCATCCATTCGGTTAGTTACAATAAGGTCAGGCCATCGACCAATCTCTTCACAGATATTAACTATTTCAGACCCAGTTTGTGAGAAAAAAGCTACCCAGTTCATATATTATATTTTTGCTTGATTGAATTAGTATACTGACTTACTGGTAAAGATGCAATCATTTTATCAAATGAATCTCTATCTAAAAATTTTCTCTTATATACATCTTCATGTATACAGCCAACCATCTGACCTGTTCTATTCTGAATTGACTTAATAAACATTGCAGCTTCAAACATTGAATCTGGAGTACCGGTATCAAACCATGCAGCCGTATCTCTAATAAATTTTACTTTAAGTTTTTTATCTTTAATATAGCTATTATTTAAATCAGTTATTTCTAACTCACCTCGTGCAGATGGTTCTAAAGCTTTTGCTCTCTCAACAACTGTATTATCGTAAAAATATAAACCAGGCACTGCAAAATTAGTTTTAGGTTTCTTTGGCTTCTCTTCAATACTTTTTACTTTGTAATCAGTTTCTCCATCACCAAATGTTATTTCTTCAAAATTAACAACACCATAATCTTGAGGATTAGATACTCTATAACCAAAAATAAAATTAGTATTGAGCATCGAAATATAAAGCAAATCTTTATAAAAATCGTCCCCGTAAAATATATTATCTCCTAATACTAAAGCACAAGGTGAGTTGTTAATAAATTTTTCACCGATTAAAAATGCTTGTGATATACCTTTAGGTTCTGGTTGTTCGGCATACTGAATATTAAGTCCTAACTCCTTACCGTCTCCGAGCATATTTTCAAACAATGGTAATTGGTCAGGGCTGCTAATAATAAGAACGTCTTGTATACATGCTCTAACTAATGTAGAAAGAGGGTAGTAAATCATAGGTTTATCATACACAGATTGCATTTGTTTATTAACACCAGCTGTCATTGGAAACAGTCTAGTACCTTTACCACCTGCTAAGATAATACCCTTTCTCACTTCGTATAATTTCCTTTCTCTGGGATAACATGCCTTACACCACCTCGAGGATCATCCATATCTCCTTTACGTCTGGGTATAAGATGGATATGTGGATACATAATAGTTTGACCAGCAGCTCTACCTACGTTCTGTCCAATATTATATGCATCACAGTACCCGTTTTCAACCC